TGTCTCTACACCCTCATGGGCTGTAATCATCTTTGATAATGGAGTCATTATTTGTTCCCGTCTATTGGTTCATTGGTGTGCCTAGGTGCTAAGACAGTCTCTTGTTGTTCTGCTGGAGCATTATGTCTATCGTAATATTCCACTTGCATCTGTAATACATGTATAGCTTTCTGGAGGTCTTGTCGGTGAGTACCTTTCTCTCTTGTCAAGTACTTATTTACTTTAGTGTAGATACTAGCCTGTAGACCTTCGTAACCAAAGTTAGCAAAAGTACTCTCAAGAGGCTGTATGCCTTGCTTGGTATAGTGGTCGCCACCTACTTGTGTATCTATTGCTTTGGTATCCATAACATCCTCCATGTCTCCAAAATCATCTATAAAATTATACTTCTGCCAACCTGCTATTATCTTATTCATCAGATTCTGCCTCCTCAAACATTTCTAGGTTCTTCATTATTAAATCTTCATAACGATCAACTAAAGACTCACTGGTGATGCCTAGTAGCTCACACAAGAAGTCCACATCATACTTTTTAAGTATCCGCTCTCTTATTTCTTCAAAGGTGCTAGACATTTCAAATGCTCCAGTAGCTTATCAATAGATTTCATAGTGAAGTGCGCTAGACCTTCCTTGTCACACCACTCACCTAGGTTCATTTTAGAGCCTTTCCTAAGGCGCTTACGTGTGTCTGAGAAGACAAATATTAAAGGTCTGTCAATCTCGTCCCTAATTGCTTTGTACTTCTGTGTGTCACCTACCCTAAAGAAGCCCTTGCACTCTATCATAGCTCCTGTACGTTCACAGATAAAGTCTGGTACATACTTCTTATGAATGGTGTAAGGTAACCTGTAAGGCTCATACAGGAACTTCTCTTTAGCCACAGCGTCATTGAAAGCACTCTCTAGGCCTGATCTAAACTTGGTCATTATAAAGTATCCTCTATAGTTAGCCTACGGAAACCATCCCAATCACGCCTCATATAGATTAGGTTCCAACACACCTCTAGCCTGTCGTGCCAATCGTCAGGGTGAGCCTCTTGCCATGCCTCCTGTACCTTAGCCAGCATATCAGCCGTAGGTACATCCGCTAGTAGCTTCTCTGCTTTCTTAGGCCCGATACCTACGAGTCCTTGAATGTTGTCAGTAGAGTCACCTGTAAGCATCTGTATACACATCTTATAGTAGCCTTGGTCTTTACATATGTAGTACAAAGTCTCTTTGGTGAAGTTGTAATGCCAACCTTCTACCATGTCAATGTCTTTGTCTATATGTGCTATAACAAAATGCTCCTTAGAATCTAAGGCTTCTTGTGCCCATATGCTTACTACATCATCAGCCTCACAGTTATCAGACTTGAAGTGCCCTAGGCTATAAGCATACTCATTGAGTTCCTTGCGCCTCTCTGTCAACTCAGGATTAGGGTCTTCCTCTTGCTCCTTAACCTTACGCTGGCCTTTGTAATCCTCTGCTATATCATAACGGAAGTTACCAGTGCCTTTTAAAGCAACCTTAGTATCTGTGCTACAGGTATTCCACTCAATGTCCTCTATGGCTTTATCATAATATTCCATAGCTTTCTTTAAGTCTATGTCAGTCTTAAGAGCTATGCGATAGATGATAGAATCAGCATCAACAAAGCATTTATCAAAGGGCTTACCTTTACTATTTTTTATGTTCATGTGTTATCACCTGTTAAATCAAAAGACAGTTGCGTGTTCTGTTCCTTTAGTTCTTTAGAACGCTGGTTCCTTTTAACTCTAGCCATCCTGTGATGCTCAATACGATGACAGTTAGAACATAAGAGCAAACAACCCTCAGCTTCTTTCAATACTTCCTCTTGTGTTTTATTTGACATAGAACCACCTATGTTAAACTTTTTCTCCTTAGGGTCTATGTGATGGTAGTCATAAATTTCAATGTGTTTTAAGTCACGTAATTCACAATGCTCACACTTACCACCTTTAAGCTCAAAAAGTTTTAGTAGCCTGTTTCTCCTATACTCGTATTGATAGTCTTGTTCCTTACCTTTGTACTTGTAATTCATAACTCCTCCTAGTGTGTCTCAGCCCATGAGTCACCTACGTTAAACTCACCAGCTAAAGGGCACCTGAGCTTGAAGTGAATACCTGCGGCCTCAATACAACTGGCTGCTAGTCCACCAAACCTATGCGCCTGATCTTCACGAACCTCCACTTGAAACTCATCATGTACGTTACCTACAAACCTGTAGTCTAACTTCCACAACTTAGCGTACTTGTCAAGTATTATCAACGCTTGCTTCATAATTATAGCACCTGCTGACTGGAGTAATGAATTTAAAGCTGCATGTTCTGACCTGATGAATACCTTACGCCCATCTAAGCCTGTCACGTAGCCCTTACCTGCCGATACTGCAACATTGTCCTTGAGTGTAGCCAGTGCTGGTGTAGCCCTTAGGAAACTATCCTTAAGGCGCTTACCCATTGCCCTGCCACCGCCTGCAATACTGCCTATCTTCTCGTCACCTGCCCCGTACAAATAAGCGTATATGAAAGTCTTCGATTGAGACCTCGTTTCTAAGCCTGCTGCTAGCATGTTAGCTGTATGTATATCACCATTAAGGATAGTATCTGTATAAGCACTATCGTTCATGTAGTGGGCTAACATTCTAAGCTCAAGGCCAGAAGCGTCTATACCACATAGTTTGTAACCTGAGTTAACAATCCAACAAGCTCTGCACTCAGGCCCGTATAAGCTACTAGAGCTAGGCACCTGTGCTAAATTAGGCTTGCTGTGTGTCATACGTCCTGTTACAGCACCATTAGTATTAACGTAACCATGTACACGCCCTGTGGTGTCGTCTGTGGCCTCCAGCCAGCTACGTACCTGAGCTATGCGCTTACCCACTAAGAGATAAGAAGCTATAAGTTCTGCCTCTGGTATGCCCTTGACATTCTTAAGAACATCCTCAGACACAATAGGGTGGCCTGTCTCAGTAAAGGTCTTAGGCTTCCAGCCAAAGTGCTTAAGGTATCTACCTATCTGTTGCCGTGAAGCAAGGTTAAAAACAGGCCAATCAATACGACTAAAAGGGCCACCTACTTCTTCCCATCTTTCACCGAGGAACTTGAGTCCAACGATACTGTACGTGCCGTCTTTCTTAAGCTTGGGAACAATCTCCTTAATGTACGTAGGTAAAGGTAAAAACACTTGTTGGACAACTTCCTCAAACTCATATGACTTCTCCTGTAATTCTGCTACTAAATCTCTAGCCTTTGGCGTATCCAAAAGCCAACCATTTCTTACTTGTTCCTGTATGATGCGTTGTACGCCATGCTCTAGCTCAAGGCTGTCGGAACTGAATCCGTCTAGCTCTTTTATTAAAGCCTTGTATACCTGCTCATTAACAGTTACATCTTGTGTACAATACTCTACCATCTCAGGTGTGTACTGTGTCCAATCACTATAGTTACCCTTAGGGTATCCTAGCTTCTCACCCCAGTGTCCTAGGCTGTGTGCCTCGCGCTGCGGGTTGGCTAGTCTTGACATAACTAATGTGTCTGTAATCTTGACTGTAGAAAAGTCAGTCTTAAGAAGACGCTCACATGCTGGTATGTCGTAACCTATAATGTTATGCCCTATAACCTCCGTTGCTTGTGTTATTGCTTTGTTAAACTCAGACCATTGGCCCTCTAAGTAAGTGACCACGGAACCAGTATCAACATCCTTTGTGACAATACACCAGACTACTGTAGGCGCAAGGCCGTTAGTCTCAATGTCAAATATTAATCTAGCCATTACGTAATACCTTCTTAAAAGTCTTCATGGGCATTAGCTGCCTTAATTTCGGGTGCCTGAGTAGCTACTAGGCGACTTGTGTTACTCTCATAAAAGAGCCAGCCAGCTACCCCTGTACGTCCTGTACGTCTACACTTAACCAGTTGCACCTGAGTACAGTTACGTGCGTAATCATCATCCGTCATTTTATCCCTTGACAGGAGTATGGTATTGAAAGCAATCTGGTTGATTGAACCACTGCCCTTCAAGTCATACTCACCTACGTCATGGGCGTCCTTAGCATGTGGCTTACGCATATGGCTTACAATGATAATACTGACACCTGTATTCTTGGCAAGCTTGAGGCACTTATCCATAAAGGCGTCTATAGTGCCATTCTCATTACTGGTCACTGCGGCCTGTAACGGGTCTAGTATGATTACATCACAGTCTAAACCTTTGACCAAGTATTGCATCTTAGCGAATAGCTCGTCAGCCTCTAACGCACCCTGATGATCTAGGATGTGTAGCTTATCAGACTGTGCCATTTCATCGTACTTCTCATGGTACAGATTGTAGTCTCTATTCTCATTAGGTACATCTGCAATGTTGGTGCCCATGTACACTGATAGTAACTTCTCTACTGTCTCACCTACGTCAGCCTCTAAGAACACACAACCAATCTTCTTAGCACTTTCTGTGTACATACCATGCACTAGGTTATAAACCATTGTGGTCTTACCTATGGAAGTCAGGGCACCAATCACAGTAACCTCACCTGCTGCGATACCTCCGTTCATCATGGCGTTAAGACTGCCAAAGCTTGCAGGTAATGGCGTGACTTCTTCTGTACCACGCTTTAAGAACTTATCCCATACATCTGAATCACCTAGGCTTACAACACCCTCAGGCTTATAGGCCTTAGCGTCCCACCAGCATTTAGTATACTCTCGCACCTTATTGGCCTTGAGCATGTCGCCAGCGTCCTTAAGGGGCAGGGTACAGACCTTAGCCTTACGAGGGCTAAAGAGTGGCAGTACATCCTGAGCGGCTTTGATTCCTGCCTCATCATTGTCAAAGCATATGACCACATTATCAAATGTCTCTAGGTACTCTAGGCTGGCCTTAATGTCCTTAACTGCGCTGTTAGCACCTGAGCGAATAGATACGGCAGGGAAGCCTCCATTCATCTCATACGCTGCCATGGCATCTATCTCACCTTCTGTAATGGTTATGTATTTACCACCTGATGCAAATGACTGCTGACCAAACAAACCTGCTGTCCCTAGGTCGCCTGTGGCGTAGAAATCCTTAGTTGCTACATTACGTACCTTGGTGCCTACTACTGTGGTACCCTCCTGACTATGGTATGGGTAGTGGTGCTTACTGAGGCTACCATCTGCGCCACTCTCTACTGTTACTCCGTATCGCTTGCATGTCTCCATGCTAATACGCCTATCCTGTATAGCTGCTATTGTGCCTGTCATTTCTAAAGGCCTCGCTCTTGTCTTGTTAGTATTAACTGATGAACCATCACCATGCTCGTATGCGTCACACGCAAAACAAACAGTGTGTGAGT